AGGGGCGGTTAGTTTGAAGAAATATTGTCTATCGGTGTCTGTCTTGCATTCGTGAATGGATGTGAGCTTGACGCCTTCAACGCTGCTTAGGACGTCGTAGAGTTTGAGGAACGCTCCGGCGTCTTTAATCCCGATCTGGCCGAACGTGAGTTCCTGTCCGAGTCCTTGGGTGTCGATGATTTCCTGTGCTTGCGGGGCCTTCTGCAAGAGGTTGATAATCGAGGTCAGATAGTTGATAGTGTTCATTTGTTGCTCCTTTGGTGTGATGATGATTGGGGTTAATGGTGCAGGCTTCTAGTCTTTCGCCAGAATGTCATAGCCGAGTTGTTCGGCCAGTCGCAACCGGTATTGTTTTTGTGGTTTGCGGCGTCCGTTTTCCCACATGGCGATTACGTTATGGCCGGCGACGCCGATTCGTTCGGCTAGTTCCGCCTGTGAGTACCCGTGGCGTATACGCCAGTATTTGATGCACTGGCCGATGGTCACGTTGTCGCTGATGGTCTCGTAGTCAACGGGGATGTTGCCGACGGTTTGCCGGGTGTAGAACTGGCCGGTCTGACTGTCTTGTTCCACGGTGACTTCTTGACCGTTGATTACTGTCTTGATTTTGGTTTGCTTGCGCATGTTTCACCTCCCTACGATGTATGATATATCCATTATATCAATGTTTTGTGTTTTGTCAAACAAGTCTTCAACAGCTTTGCGCCCATTGTCGGTCAGCGCGAACCGCCAGCAATGACGGTGCCGACTGTTCATACCCTTCCGGTCAACGCGATACACATGCCCCGAACGCTCAAGATCGACCATACGAGACCTAAGCCCCTGAGGAGTGTCGTAGTATTTCACCAAGACCGCCATATGTTCGATTTCCTCGTGAGTGACCGGGCGTATTGCCACCCAAAGAAGAAGTAGAACGTGAACCTGCTGCTTGGTGAACATCATGCCACCCCCATTTCCGCTGAATGGCGGAGGAACGCGGCAACACTAGCCGCCACTATCCACCCGGCCACCCACTTGACTCCGAACCGTACCCGGTTGATCTTGGCTGCCATAGCCCACACGGGGAGCGACACCCACGGGCTAAGACACCAACCGCAATAGGCGAGTTCCCCGAGACTATCCGCGTAATCCTTGGCCCACGTTGGGAGCGAGTTGGACAGGTTCTCGGTTTTTACGGTCAGCTTGCGGCGGAGCGAGGAAAACACGTAGCCGGGGCCGGACGAAAGCTGTACGACAGTGGTCGCGTATCCAGCCGTGATTCCAGCCGAAAGCACGGCAGACCACCAATTGCCATTAGTCTTCATCGGTTTTCCTTTCCTCGTGGCGACGCCAACAGTGATACCGCTTGTTGTAGTCCGCGTACAGGTCTTCGTAGAGTTGTTTCGCCTCGTTGGTGGCTTCGGCGTAACTGAACCCGTGCTGTTGCAAGGCGTATCGAGCGGCACCAACCCAGATGGAACGGCGAACGTGTTGATACCAACGGTCTAACAGTTTGCCGCACACTTTGTCGTGCTTGTTGTCTCCGAGAAAGTCGGCAACGCTCTCCACCACGAACTTACGCAGAGTGTTCGCGGTGATCCGGTTATTGTCGAACAGTTCCAACACATCGCCGGCCAAAGTGTCATTCTTCATTGGGTTCATCCTCTTCTTCGGGTTCGTCATCGTCCGCTAGATAATCGTCAAGGCTGATGTCCTGCGGCTCGAAGTAAAACAATCCGTCCAGCAAGATCATCGGATAGCGTACGATTACCCCTTGGTCTTTGGCAATGGCGCGTATACCTCTGGCGGTGGGGCTTCCCGACAGCACGATACGGAGCCTACGCCCCATCTGCTGTGCGTACACGTGGCACGTGCTCAGATAAGCGGCGTCCTTCCGGTTGCACGTGGGGCATCCGTCGAACAAGGCGAACATGTCATGGCTTTCAAGAATCGTTGCAGCCTTCATCAGAACGTCGCCCCCAGAGCGTCGGCCAGCACATCGGAGATATGGAGCGTGGCCAACTGGCTACGCTTATGGGTTTCGATTCTTTCGGTGATGTCCTTGCGGTACACGGGGATGACCTGATGGCTTGCCTCTCCGACCACGCGCGGGTCAAACATCGAGAAATACAGGACTTCCAGCGAATCGCAGACCACGAAGTACTGGAGCACCTGAGCCTTGTACTGGTCGGGGATAAAGTCGAAGCCGGTCGCCTTAGAGTCCAGAGTATATTCGGGCAACACCTGTTCAATGACCTCGACCAGTTCAGGCTTAAGGTTGGCGATATGAGACCTCATGGCGTCCGTGTGCATCATCCACGGTACGACGGTCTGCAAGTGGTAGGCGGAGCCGAGCGACTTGCATTCGATGGCCCACGTCGGCTTCTCACTGTGCTCGTAGGCGTCTGGACTGCACGCGATACGGTCATCGTCGTCATTCTCCCAGATACCGCAGTCGGTTACGCAATCGCTGTGGTTGAAGCCAAGCGTTTTGAGCGTGATCTGGATGTTCTCGGGTTCGAGACGGTGGCCGCGTTCCATCGGCGGTTCACCGTCCGCTGGTTCTGCCCACAGTTCCGCTAGGAACTTCCAGAAGTCCACGCCGACCTTAAGCCGCTTGTTCTTGGCTTCGGCGTCCACGATCTTCTCATCGTAGTTCTGGGCCTTCGTGTAATACTCGTTGGCTTTGTCTGGCGTCTTCGCCTTCTTTGCCTGTTCCAACGCCTTGTCTCGGTACTCTTTGAGTTTCTCTACGTCGGTCTGAGCGCAGTGTTCCAAGGCGAGTCCGCCGCTTTTGGTGCCGGTGATACGGCCCACTCGTTCGTCGAGCCATTCCTCGGTTTCGTGGGCTTGCGATACATTGATGATCTTCATTGATGTTGTCCTTTCGGTTGGGTGTGGGCGGGTGACGAGTCCCGCCCACAAGTCTTCATTGCTGGGGAATATGAGGTGTGTTTGCTGGTGATGGTTTTTGTTCGACTCCTTTCATCAGCCGTCAACGCCTGAACGAGATTATCCAGCAGCGTTTCCGCGCCGAGCGAGTCACGCAGTTTGTCGAAGGCAAGTTCGTTGTCAAACATTTCAGATACTCCATTCCAGCTCCCTTATTAGAACAAGAGGGCTTATAAATCGGTTTGTTTTAAGCAAAATCCCAAAAGTGCGCCAACGCGAAATGCCACTTACATTCGGTTGACGGCGTTCATCAGACTGTTCAGGTCGGTTTGCGTGAGTCCATTCCATCCCCTGACCCGACGTTTCAGAGTGCCGTTGATGAAGTCTCCGCGCTCCGCGGATGTGATATTGTGCGCATCCATAGCCTTGACCAGATCGGCGTACTGTTCGGCGCTGATCGCACGGTCTGCGGTCTCGTAACGCTGCTTGGCATACGCGCCGTCGTCGTCCTTATCGGGGAAGATGCCCAACACCGCGTAGAGACTGTAGCGGCGGGCGTAAGTGATAGCGCTACCGACCTGCTGCGGGTCGCCTGTCACGAAGAACGGGTAAGAGCAAGCCACTATCTGTTCTTCATCGTCGAAGATGATGGTCTCTACTGTTCCGATGAACTGTCGCGCTTCTCCCGTGTTGTCGAACGTGACGCGCTGGCTGAATGCCAGACCGTGTTTCTCGAAAACCGGTTTGATGGTCTTGAGGATTGTGGCAAGGTTGAGATACTTGTAAGTCCGGTTGCCTGCCTGCGCGGTTTCGTCGGTGACGAAGTTTGGGACTTCGTTGAGGACTTTCATGAATTTGTTACTGAGGTTGTTGGCCGCCATTACAAAGTTCCTTTCTGATAGTGTGATGATATATAAAGTATATCACATGTGGTGTGATATTACAAACTGATGTCTGTATTTCTCGGCATTGATCGGGGAGCGGTAGCGACAATCTCGGCAGCCTTCACGCCTCGCTCTTACGGGCGACAATACGGAACTGCCTCGCATAATCTGCAAGGCCCTTGCCGTGACATTGGAGTTGCAACGCTAAAAAGCGTTGCGCGCCCTTAATAGTCTTCCAGCTCTTGCCGAAGGCAAACCATGCTGGCCCCCACGTCGCGGCCGGTGGAAACGGATCATCATACGCATCCGGCGTGCTGTATTCCTCTATGTCATATTCCACGCCCTCGACTCCCGCACGCTTTTTTGCGATGACCGGCACGGCTTCGGCTGCTTTGAGAGCGGCGGCATAGTATTGTGTTTTACGCATTTCGATACTCCTTGTTTGTTGATCGGTGTGATATATATAATATATCATATGTGGTGGGATTATGCAATCAGCGACACGCATAGACATGTCCCAGCGCCCCCGGTAGGACGGGTTAGGACGCTGTAAATTGGCGGAATAACGCCAATTAGGACGCTAGGACACTAGGACATGTATTAAGTCAGATTGGCCATGCCTCGCCGTTCGTCAAATACACATTATCCGCGTCCCCGTTGTCGAACTGGGCACCCAAAAGCCCGTCCAGCATTGGCATCCCGCCGAGATTGTACGCCTCAACGAAGAATTCGATGCGGGTCGGCTGATTGCCTTCAAGCACGTACATGGTGCTCGCCCACTCGGTTTTCCCGTTACGTTCCTCATAATCCCGGAATGCTTGCTCGTACACGTCGGCGTCAACGTACCCGTAATCTCCGATACGCCAAATATCGTCCGTCTCGGTGTATGTGTCGAAGTCGCGGCATTCGGGGATTAGACTGGTGTCGATGCTGTTAATCATGTCGCGGGCCTGTTCGACGGTGATATTTCTAACTGTTTCCATTGTTTCCTCCTTGGGTATATCTCAAGCCTTATTGCTTGATATATTCATTACATCACATTGTGTCTTGTGATGCAAACAAAAAAAGGCCGGGACTCGCCCGGCCTGTAATCACTCTTCCTCGGCGTCTTTCCTCGCTATCTCGATGATCTTGGATACCGCAGCAGCCATATTCTTGATCCCGTTACGTGAAGCGAACGATGTCACCTGATGCACGAACTCGTCGTACAATTCCATAGGCACCAACCCGAGCATGTCCGAGTTGCAATCATCCACGAACTGTTCAAGTTCTTCGTATTCGCGGGTCAGAAACAAAAACTCCACGTCCTTATACTCGTACTTCACATTCAAACCGTTCAGGTTGACTTTCTGCGGTTCGACGTGCGGTAGGCTGTCCTGATCGAGTCCGCTGAGCAACAAGTCGTCTACGTTGTCCATCTGAGTGACCAGCTGCGCCAGTAGTTTCTCGTCGGCGTGGCCGGTGAGTTCGTTGGCGGCTATCTGTTTCGCCGTTATGGTGGAACGTGTCATAGGCTTCGTGTCCACGATAACCGGGATACGTTGGATACCGGCGCGGGCGGCGGCTCTTGTACGATGATGGCCGGAAACAATACTTATCGGCCCTTCTCCGTTCGGTTGCGAACAGTACGGCAATGACTCCAACATCCCTCGTAGCTTGATGTTCTGGGTCAGCGCGTCGAACTTACGTGGTTCCATGACCTGCGCGTTCAGGTCTTGTTCCTTGAGGTTTACCACGTCAACCCACTTGATTACCAAACCGTCGGCTATGGTCATTTCTTGCGACGTGTCGACATCGGCCATTATTTCCTCCTGTTCTCTTTGGCTAGGAACTGTCCGAGAATGTTCCTTAAGCCGATCTCTTCGTGCCAATCGCTCTTATACTGCAATTGGTACTGTCCGTTCTTACGGTCGCGTCTGTCCAGTTTCATCAGGCCGCGAAGTCCCTTGGCTTCGGGATATCGCGTGTACTCAACGGTTGCCAGCCCATCGCACGCGTCGACGAGTATCTGTGTCTTGGGCGTAGCGCAGAGCTGGAACGTGGAACGACGTAACGCTATCATCGTGACCAGCTTCGTAAGCCGATACCGTTCGTGGGATACCCCGAATGCTTGACGCAATACCGCGTAGCGAATCGTGTACATAGGGTTTGGCAAACCATAGCCGATGATCCCGGCAACGTAACCGTCGATTAGTACGAGAACACACATCGGGCTCACGTTTCCCGATATCCTATGCCGCATCACTTGCAGATACGAGTCTTGGGCCGCGCTATCGCGTAACGGTACGACCTTGATTTCGGAACGTTCGGTAATCTGATGATCTCTGGGCAATATCGGTATCGGTATCTCCGCCGATTTCGACGACGCCACAGTCACCATGTTCCCGCCGACAAGACGTTTGACCTCGTTCGGACGGTTGGAATTCATGTAAATCACACTGTCTAACCCCAGACGCCTAGCGTAGACCGGGCTATCAGTTGCGGCGTTTCCGGGCGTTTGCTGCTGCTGGCAGATCAGCAACGCCTTACGCCCATCGAACAGCTTACAGAGCTTGGGAATATCAACGGGAGCATTGAACACGTTGTATTCAGGTTCCGCCCATTGGAACCTCCCCCCGGTCTCGAAGAACTTTTCATAAGCTCCCGGATACGTAGGAGGATTGGCGAACACGATGGTGTGCGGGTCATCCATAATGCGTTCCGCATACTTCATCGGGTCGGTGGTCTCGTATCTCAGCCCACCAAGTCTGACCATATTCGCTGCGATTCGCTCCCGTAGCTGTCCGACGTGTTCCGAATCGTTGATGTCAAGATCAGCCAAAAGCTCACGGTAGTAATCGACATCATCGTGCTTGCTGAGACGCATACGGTATTGCGCCATGATTACGGTAGCCGCGTCATCCGCAGCGTTCCCGGAGAGCGGCACCGGTGAACCGTCAACCGTTGCCCGCATTTCGGTGAGAGGCTTACCGCTGTACGCATATCCGAGCGCTGCGGTGTACGCCCACACGTCGCACGCCTCGATTTGCTCCGGTTTCCAGCCGTTCTCCACGGCGACCATGCAGTTTGCGAAGGCTCCGGCGTACAGTTCGACGTATCGCGTATACCCTGATGCGAGTGCCTGCCTAAACAGATTCCCGTTCCAATCACGTTCGGGCTTATCCCAAGTGTTAAGGAACAGTATGGACGGTGAGTTGAAACCTGCCATCAGACCGCCCCCCAAGAGTCGAACTTGGCGCCTCCCAATTCGAGATTGGGCGCTCTATCCGGTGAGCTAGGGGCGGAATAGCAACGGTCATCAGAATAGCACATTTTGATCGGCCTCCAAACCTTTTTGTAATTCCTTGACTTCTTCACCGGTCTTTTCCTGCCACCATTGGGCGAAAATCGTTCGGTGGCACAAGCCTTTTCTTACGTCATCGAAGCATAGAAGCACGATGTCTTTACCTCCGTTGAGTTGCGATATCGTTTCAAGTTCCGTTCTGATGCGGACGACCCCATGGGAGTCCAGCATGGCACGATACCGTTCGGTGAATTCTTCGTCGGTTCCTTCCATGAACCATCGGCCCGGCGTCACTGTTTTCGCTGATGCTGCGATTGTGTACGGAAGTCGCCATCGTGGCGAACCGTACGTTATGCGTACCGGTATGCCTTGTGACGGGGTGAAGTCGTGGTATCGGTTTGTGTAGATCTTCATATGAATCCTTTCTATGCAATGTGTGATATAGATATTATATCACACTGTTGGTTCTTGTTGCAAATTGCCCACATTCTTAACTTCGTCTGGGAAGAATTCCATTTCCAAAGCCTTCACACCACCGGTGGCACCCCAATACGCACGCCTCGCACGCAGAACGGTCGCCACGTCGGCGGACATGGAATCGGGAAGCCTATGGGACATCCAATTAGTTAACTTGGCTTCGCTGCGTTGCTCCGGCTTCTGGGCCCTCCAATTAACCGAGTTGGCCAGCCACACGGGCAGAGTCCGCACGTACTGCAATGGCGTACCCTCGCACGATTCCACGAAACGCTTCGCCGCCCTCATAAGCGCATCGGCACCAACCTCGTCGTAAGCCGTATTGAAATACATGAGGAATTCGTTAGAGACTCTGCATTTCTTAGGCCACAACTCCATAAGCGCCTTGAGGGTATCCACCGAATGGCAGGTGACTGTGATTTTTTCTTCGTCACGCGAGTATTGTTCTTGGGTTTTATTCTCTTGGGTATTGTTCGTCAAAACCTCGTTTTGGGGTAGGTCAAAAGCAGGTTTTGGGGGGTCAAAAGCAGGTTTTGGGGTCGGTGCATGGTCATAACCCTGTTTTGGGGTCGGCTTCCACAGCGAGACGTGATACCGGTTGGCCCTGCCATCGGACTTGACCCGTCGGATGTACCCCAATTGCTCAAGCACATTGAGGCTCTTGGATACCGTGGGCTGTGAGCAACGCGCGATCTTCGCCAGCCGCTCCAGACTTGGCCAGCATACGCCGGTGTTGTCGGCGTGACGTATCAGCGCCATATACACCAGCAGGTCGTAGCCGCCCAACCGGTCATCATCCACCGCCCAATTCGGTAGCATCGAAAAACCCGAGTTCTGTGTTATACTCGTATCGGACACGTTTTCCAACCTTTCTGTTAGCGCCTTTCTTCCGTTCTTCCGGGGGAGGCGCTTACTTTATTCTTGGTTCTATCTTATTTGATGTTGGTGCGCCGGCTCCAGTGCGCATATATATATATTATATAGCTAGCACATGCTACTTGCAATCAAGAATAATCTGATGTATATTTGAATCATGTACGCTAAAGACTACACCGCAACGACGGAGCAGTACGCGGAACGCTGGCACCTCAACATCCAGACCGTCCGCAGATACTGCCGTGAGAAACGACTGCCATACATCAAGGTAGGCAACCGCTACTACTTCAACCCCGACATCACACCACTACCCACAGGAGCAACGATCGACGATGAATGACCCAAGAATCACACTGCCGCTCGCACGCTTGACGGCAGACCCCGAACGCAAACAGACCCGCAACGGCACTCCCTACATGCTTATCCGAGTTGCCGCCACAGGCGGACACATGGACAAGACCACAAAACAGTGGGTTGACCACGACACCATGTGGGCGACGATCTTCGAGTATGACCTGAGACTTGCGGAAACCTACGAACGCATGCTGCGCAAGGGCACACCGGTAAGGGTCGAGGGTGTCCTGAAATGGAAGACCGGCACCGACAACCAAGGGCAGCCGCGCACCGACTTCATCATCGAACACGCGACCATCAGCCTCGCCATGCTCAAAGCCAAGAACCAGCAGCCTCAGCAAGACCCGCAGACCGGCAACCAGTGGCCGGGAATCGACACGTTCGGCCCGACCAACTCGCTCAACCAGACCGACAACGAATGGACGTGTTCTAAATGGCAGTGAACGTCACCGAGAAAGACAAGACGCTCAACGAGATCATCGACTGGTGCGAACAGTTAGCAGCGGAAGGCCTGAGACTGGCGAGCGCTCTTCTAAGGCAGCATGACATGGCCGCATACGGTGTCGTGAAGGGACAAGTCAACGCATACGAAAAGACAGCCGACCACTGCCGTTCCATGCTCGGCTACACCGGCAACATGCCCACGGAAGTACCGAATCAAAGCGAGGACGCGAAATGACGATTGACGAACTGCATGATTACTGCCGTTACCTCTTCGACAAGAACCATGTGCATGGCGTGCCTGACACGTGGAGCAAAGGCTACGAGTTCGCGCTCAGCCTTGTCATGTTCAAATGCCATGAGGGATTAACAGACGAAGACCGCAAGACTGTAGCCGACTGGCGTGAAAAACATTGGAAGGACACGAAATGAGCAGGACTGATACCACCGACCCGGACGGTCTGCACTTTTTCCGCGTCAAATTCAACGATGCCGGAGAAATGTACGGACTGACCCAAGTCACCACCGATTGAAAGGAATTACCATGACCCGCTATCTCGTAACGGACCAACAACTGCGTTGCGCAATACACTCGGCCATAAGAGCTCTGGACATTAGCAAGCAAGATGATAATTACACCATCGAATCAACTGCCAAAGCCTCCGATAAAGTCCTAGAATTATTGGCCTCATCGAAGACCACCGAATCGGAACAAACCGAGAATCCCAAACAGGCTGCTGGCCGTGAAATCGATACGAGCGCGTACCCATTTATCCAACTAGAGGCAGACGAACTCGTCCGGATGATCTGTGACGCCTACCAAACCGGCGTATTTTCAGGAAAGGAACAATCATGAAATTCACGAAACGCGCATACGTCAAAGTGTGGCAGAACTGCCCCATAGACGACCGCGAAGACACCACCATAACCCTCCTAGACTACGAGGACGCGAACGAGCTCAACAGTATCCCGGTCGCCCTCCTATACCTGCTGGAGCGCCATGCGTTCGTCGACAGTATGGAAGAATTCGACATTCTCGAATGCTGCCTTACAGCTGAATCGTTCGATCTCATAGGCTTCGTCAAAACCTACCGGGACATGCTCAGCAAAACCGGCGACTTCTGGACACCCATGAAGTTCATCACCGCAAGCCCGAAACCCGTGGACGGCATCCCACCCGTCTCCTATTGTCCTCGCTGCGGAGCGTTGATCTGGCCGGACACCACACAACGCTGCATCAACGGACAACCCGAAAACGACGCCGAATATTACCGACGAATCCTCGAAATCTACAAGAACAACCCAGACCCGCTGTTCTGCCACAATTGCGGGCAACGCTTCAAATACGTCGGCCAAGACCAACTAGCATACAAGCATCAAAGCAACCGCGCCGACATCCTGCGCACGCTCAAACTCAAAGCGGAAACGCAACCGACGTTCGACTTGGCGGAGGTCAACCAATGATCGGCGAACCGTTCTCGTTCAGCCTGTTCATTCCCGGTATCCCTGCCAGTAAAGGCTCCTACCGTCCAATCACCGGCAGGAGCCGAACCACCGGTAAACCCGTAACCCGCCTCATACCGATGGACAAGAAGGAACGCCCGTGGCGTGACCACGTCCGCGACACCATCCTCAGCCACAAACACCCAACCATTCCCCCCAACTCATACGTGACCGTAGAAACCACGTTCTATCTCCCCCGCCCCAAAACCATCCCACCCACCAAACGAAAACACCCCACAGTCAAACCCGATATAGACAAACTCCAACGCGCCCTATACGACGCCATCACAGAAACACACATCTGGCATGATGACTGTCAGATAACCGACGTAACCAGCCACAAACGATACGCCGACAACACCACAACCGGCGTATCCCTAACGATCACATGGGAGCCAAACCAATGAAAAAACCAAACGAATTCGACTACTTCCGCAAAACCACACCCGGCTACAAGCTAGGCCGCATTCTCGGCGTGCTACTCATCACCCTAGCAGTCCTACTCACCACCACCGGCACTATCGCCCTACTCAAACTCCTGATAACCTACATCCTCGCGTAAGGAACCATCATGCCCCTCAGCCAACACAAAACCGAACTAGCCCTCCAATGGCACCGCAAACACTACAACACCGAATACATCGCCCAACTACTCAACACCACTCCAGAAGAAATACAAACCATCATCAACCAACACAACACGCAAACTAAACCCAAGAAAGCATAAAATATCCCTTATGAGCAACGTAACCCGAGACACACACGGAAGAATCACCGGCGGAGTAAACAACCCAACCGGTAAAGGCGGCTTCCAAGAACGCCCACAAGACCGCAGCCGTAAATGGACAAAACGCGGCAGCGTGAAATACAACCTCCAACAATTCCTTGAACTCACGAACGAGGAACTAGCGGAATGGGTGCAGCGTATGGACGAACTGACCCAAGCCGAACAAATCGCCCTACGCCGGGTTCTTGAATCGAAGAAGAACGGTGAGAAAGCATTCCGCTCCTATCAGGACATTGCCAACCGTACCGAGGGTATGCCCCGACAGCAGGTTGACCAGACGGTGCAGATGTACGAGCCGCCTACGATCAATGTCACGGTGAAGTGAACAAACCCGAGCCTATTATTCTCAATAAGGCTCGGGTTCCCTCGGGTGAAGACCATACTATTGAGAATCGCGCGCACATTATGGAACAAAACGGAACATTCAACCTCGTAATCCCCAAAGCATACGAAGACCTATTGTTCTTCCTCCATGACCGTGACAATCCGCCATACCGCTACTACGACTACAGCGGAGGCCGTTCAAGCGCGAAAAGCACCAGCGTAGCCCTAGCTTTAGCGCTCGAAGCCAGCATGTACCCCACCCGCATCCTATGCACCCGTGAATTCCAGAACAGCATTCAGGAAAGCGTCAAACAGCTCCTAGCGGATATCATCAGCCGCTATGAGCTTCCCGGTTTCACCATCACCCGCGAACAGATAACCCACGTCAACGGCAGTGTGTTCTGGTTCAAGGGCTTGCACGAAGACCCGGAAAGCACGCTGAAAGGCATCGAAGGTGTAGACCGGTGCTGGATCGAGGAAGCGCAGTTCATCACCGACCATAGCTTAGACGTGTTGCTGCCGACCATCCGAAAGAACGGCAGCACCATTATCTTCACCCGCAATCCCCTAACCCCGGAGGATGCGATAACCACACGTTTCGTCACCCACCCGAGCCAGCTCACCCAACAACGCACCACCCACCATCACACCACATGGCGGGACGCGGAACAAGCCGGAATCCTTCCCGAGGAAATCAAACAGCAGGTCGAAGAATCACGAAACAACCCAGACTTCGCCCACATCTGGGAAGGAATGCCCTACGAGAAAACAATCAACCAGATCATAAGCTGGCAGCAACTCACAGACGCGACCGAACGCCAACCTCAAACAGACGGCGGCGTAAGCTTCGGCGTTGACGTGGCCCGATACGGAGACGACCGAACCGCCGTAGCCATCGTAAAGGGACGCCACCTAGTAGACCTCGTTAGCTGGAGCAAGACCAGTCTTGTCGAAACAGCGGAACGCATAATAACCCTTGCCGGAACACATCATCCAAGCATCATCAACGTGGACGATACCGGCGTGGGCGGAGGAGTAACGGATATTCTCCGCAGCCGAAACCAACCAGTGAACGGCGTCAACTTCGGAGCCAAGCCCAAGCATCCCGACCGCTATCCGGCAGTCAGTTCGGAATTATGGTTCGAGTTTGCCGAACAGCTTTCGGAAATCACCATCAACCCGAATCTGGAACACCGAGCCGAACTGTTTCAGGAACTCAGCACCCGTGAATGGGCAATCAACAACAGAAACCTACGCGAAGTGCAGCGGAAGAAAGACTACAAAACAGAGAATCAGACTGGTAGCCCCGATCTAGCGGATAGCGTCCTTCTCGCCTACTACAAGCCGCTGCAACTTCCATCGTGGGACGTTGCTGTTTGCTAGGTTTATGCGTTGCACCCGGTAGACTAGACGCAGGGTCTTATGACGAATCGAGGAAAAGTGAGCCTGCTGAACAATCTCCGTGAAGGTTTTATGAGCGCGTTCGACCGTAACCATGCGCCCAGTATGTCCCCCACACCGATGGGCGGGAACATTTGGCAGCCGATGGGCGGCAACACCATCCCCATGCACGACACCTACGACAACGTGTTCCCGTATGTGAACGCCATCGCCCAACGGTTCAGCACGGTAATCCCCTACGCCGTGGACTCGGACAACCGGCGCATCGACCCGGCCCCCGCACCATTGGCCGCGCTCTACGCGCCAAACGACACGTATTCATGCTTGGAATTCCTCAAGATCGTTTGCGCCACCATCCTCACCCAGTCACACTTGGATATTCTTATCTGGACAACTAACGGGCCGGGCGGAGACATTACAGCCGACAACATCATCGGCTATACGCTGCTATCGTCGAACAGCCGCCAGTACAATTCTTCTCGCTCGGACTGGTATCATCGCGTCACGATGAACTTGGGCGACGGCGAACGAGTCTACGAATTTTCCCGGGACGAAACCATCGCCCTCAGCTACAGCCAGCACCCCAACGACCCGACGCGCGGCATTGCTCCTGCCATGACGGTGAAGAAGTGGGCGAACGTGGACGATATGATCGCCGACTATGAGCGTGGTTTCTTCGGCAACAACGCGGTACCCGCTGGAATGCTCGGCATCGTATCGGAAAACACTGAAGACTTCCAACGCAACCGCGAACGCCTCGAAAGCACATTCCGTGGCGCGGGCAACAACAATGGAATCGTGTACAACATGATCCCGGTTGACCCTATGACCCATAAGCCCAGCACCACCAGCAAGCTGGTGTGGATACCGTTCCAGAACTCCAACGATAGTCTGGACTTGCAGACCGTGAACGACGTGGTGAACAACCGACTGTCGAACGCTCTGGCAGTACCGGACATTATTCGTGGCATCGACAACGGCCAGACCTACTCCAACGCTGAACAAGCAGAGCGTGCGTTTATCGAGAACACGCTCAAACCGTTGTGCATGACGGTGTGGGATAAATGGCAGTTCGAGCTTGACCGCATCACCGGCGGACTTGGGTATGGCATCACGTTCGACCTCGATCTGCCTTCCCAAACCGACATGGAGAAGGTGCAGGCCGACACCCAGAAGGTACGTATTGACTCGCTCACCCAGCTCCTGAACATGGGCGCCAGTCTGGAGTCTGCCGTGGATGCGCTCGGCTTACCCGACTCGTACAAGCGTCTTGACTTGCATCAGCAGGCTCCGACGCTGACTATCCCAGTAGCCGCAAAACGGTATAGCCGTAATATCAAAACGCAGGAAACGGCAACCGAGAAACGCATCCTGCCCGCCACCAGAACCTACGTGAACAGAGTCATCCGAATGGCCCGCCGATCCCAGAACGGACTCCGCGACGACTTGGAAGCCATCGGAGACCAATGGATAAACGACGTGGAAGATGACCTGATGACCAACCTCGCCGCCTACGCCCGCCGTACCGGCTACGAGCTGGAACAGGTCATTACCGCGTGGACGGAAGTCCACCCCGACAGCTCCATTGCCGTGGAAGTCGAGAACTACACTGCCGATGATTGGCGGCAACTCTACTTCTGGACTGAACTCCCCGACACCGTGCGTGAAGCATACGTGGAACACTTGCGTAGCATCGCCAAGTTCACCAGCAAGACCATCACGAACAACGTCCTTGAACTGCTGAACCGTGCCGACGTGGAACAGTGGGACGCCGAACGCCTGCGTGACGAGCTCGAACGCATGGGCAACGATCACGCCGAGCTGATTGCCCGCTGCGAAACCGTGCAATCGCAACGGCTCGGCAGCTTGTACAGCGCCCGCAATCTTAGCGAGACTCTTGGCGTCCGACTGGACAAGGTATGGCGTACAAGCGGCGACGGCAAAGTGTGCGAGTTCTGCCGTCATATGGAAGGCGCCCGAATCGCGCTCGATGACACGTATCTGGCTGAGAACGCCAGCGTCGAGATCGGAGACCGCACCTACGTGAACAACTTCGAGAGTATGCAGACCCCGAACGGACACCCCAACTGCCGGTGTTACGAGGATTACGAGGTAGTGGAATCATGACTTACGACATCCATTGCAAACACTGCGGACGGTATCTAGGCTCCTGCGCGCGTGACACGATGGTGACGCTCAAGTGCCCGAACTGCAAAGGCTTGTACGTGTACCGCATCGTGCTACTATGGGGGTCAGAACATTAAGCCCATTAAGGACGTTCGACCGCACCACTACCCCCTATCTGAAAGGGCCAAAATGAAGACTCGTAAGAGCTTCGCCAACAGCGGTGCCCCAGAAACCAATGGCCGGACCCTCACCTTCCTCGCCAATAGCGGCAAAGTGATGTGCGACGGACTCACCGTAGACTTGAAGACACTGAAAGCGCCGTTAATCGACGGCACTCTGAAACTGGTGTCCGATCTCACCGAGTCCGACAAACTATCCCTTCCGCTCCTGATCGACCACAGGCCCAGCATCGAATGCCAAGCGGGTGCAATCACCCGACTTTGGATGACCGACGCCGGACTAATGGCCGAAGCGAAACTCAGCGAGGTAGATCAAGGAGAACGTATCCGCCAGCTTGCCGCCGACGGATGCCTGACCAACAGTTTCAGCATCACCGTTGAATTCAACCAGCGTCCCGGCAAGGACGGTATCATCCACGATGGCGAACTACTGGAAATCAGCGTCGTCTATCGTGGGGCCGACCCAAGGGCCGCTTTCACCGCAATCAACAGCCGCAACAACAAGAATGGAGACACCATGAACCCGGAACTCCTGAAGAAACTGGCGCGTACCATCGCCCAGTTCAAACTCACCCCGGACGAGGCGGAACAGCTCACCGATTCCATCGGTGACATCATGCAGTCCGCTCTCGATGACATTACCGCTGCCATCACCAACCAGAAGGAAGGCGAGGGCGAGGGCACCCCGGCACCGGAGGACCCCGTGCAGACTTCCCACGGTCGCCAGACCATCATCATCAACAAAGCCAACCACGCCGCCCACCAGTCGGGTACCGTGACGTTCTCCCACGACCGTAAGACGTGGCTTGACTCCGACGACGCCATGATCGCGTTCGAACGTGCCCTGATCGACACTGATAACAAGGGTGTCGAAGCATTCCACCGTGAGTGGGCTGACACCGTGAACCGTAACATGTCGGACACCGCATCGTTCGGCGTTGACACCACCAACGTGGACAAGTTCATCCCGACTGCGGCAATCACCACAATCGCGGACGCGCTGAACACGCGCGGTTCCGGCCTGTGGAATCTGCTGCGTAAAACCGGCATGGATCGTCTCACCATCGGTGGCAACATCGCCGGTCTGACTGACCAGACCCGCGCCCACGGCTACCCTGTGGCCTCCTACAGCACGAAGAAGAAGGAACAGGTGCTTTCGTTCGTGAAGCGCGAGCTTCAGGCCGATTACACCTACAAGTACATCACCCTTAACAAGGGCGATATCCGCCGCACCCAGCGTCCGGGCGCTCTGCTCCGCTACGTGTTGCAGGAACTCCCGAACTACATCGTCCAGACCATCGAACGTCAGATCACTCTTGGTGATTATACGGACATGGCGCATTTCCGTTCCGTCGTGACCGACGCGGCAGACAAGTCGTCCGAGTGGAAGGGCAACCGTTTCGCGCTCTCCTACACCATGACGGATAACGCTCCGCTGATGGACTTCGTGCGTGCCTCCCACATGGTTCGCGCTCAGGGCAACAAGGTGCTGCTGTGCAACGCTGACACCGTGGCCGACCTGCTGATGTCCGCGAACTCGAACGGCAACACGTATATCGCTCTCGGCGGTGACGATACTCTGGCCCGCGCCCTCGGCGTTAACCAGATCATTACCCCTGAATGGTGGACGGACACGGACGACACCACCACTATGGGCGTCATCATGGCTGCGTCTCACTACGCGGTGGTTGGCGATACCTCCATCGAGGCGTTCACTAACTTCGCGCTGTCCACTAACACTAACGAGTATCTTCAGGAGATTTACGCTGGTGGCGGTCTGGACGCGGAGAAGTCCGCCGTGGTCATCAAGCCGAAGGGGTGAATGATGAACGCTGAAATGTACGCACGAGTCGGCGGCAAAGCGCTGCCAGAAGACAACCTGAGCACGGTTAAGGTCATTAACTTCGTGGACAAGTCCGGCGAACCAGTGTCTTTGACGGGTCCGCAGGGGCCTACTGGCCCGCAGGGTGAGCGTGGCCCGCAGGGGCCTACTGGCCCGCAGGGTGAGCGTGGCCCGCAGGGGCCTACTGGCCCGCAGGGTGAGCGTGGCCCGCAGGGGCCTGCTGGCCCAGCTGGTCCCGCTGCTTCGATCACTAAGGCCGCTCACGTTAACCCGGCGTCCGGTTCTGTTGCCGACGTGGTGAACGCTCTGATCGGCGCAGGTCTGATGGCGTCCGCCTGACACGCTACCCTAAACAGTAGCGGGACTGCACCGCAAAGGCCCTATCTCCTACAATGGGAGGTAGGGCCTAACTCATTTTCGGAAGGAGCGATCATGGACATCGACACAAGCGTAATCGATCAAGTGGGAGAGACGGTCTACGCGCGATGGAAGGACGCCGCGCTCGCAGACCTCGCCAACATCATATGCCAAAAAGACCTATTCCCGATTACGGATGATTACGTGGGAATTGTCGTAGGAGATGGCCGCCACGTAGCCCTATTGGCGTGGTATTCGGAAGTAACCAACGTGCAGACCACCGACGGCGTGAAGCTCGATTTTCGCGTGAACTACGATATGGGCGACGGGTGGACTCCCGAAACCAAATACGCCAACTGTCTGACAATCGCGCAACGTCTTAATGTCGGCACGATAGTCACCGTGACCGGAACGCACGGGTTCGCCAAGCTTCCCGCCCCATTATCTTCAGTATTGGCGGCTGTCATCGAGGCAGACCAGAACGTTCTTGAACAGACCGACCGCATCACGTCCAAGAGCATCGAGGATGTGAGCGTAAGCTACGCAACAATCAACGAGACGGCTATGGAACGCGCGTTGACCCCGTACCAGTCGCTTATTAGCCAGTGGAGCCTATGCCGGAACGGAGTCCAGACTGGTGGCATTCTCTCCATGCCGCGCAAGCACTGCAATCTGCCGTGGTGGCTCAACGCTCAGGATTACATGGGGGGTGACTACGCTTATGGCAACGCTCTGTGACCCGTTCCGCTTGTTCCCTAACCAAGTCCAGACGGCTACGCTTTGGAGGTACACGGCTCCCGGTCTGCCTAACGAACGACTGGCCGACTTGCAGGTGATTGTGAAGCATTCAACACAGTCCGACCAGCCGACCGAATACGGTTCGCGTATCAGCAGCCGACGCTTCCATATTCAAACGGACACGGTTCCCGAGAACTTGCGGGAAAACATGGAACTATGGCCCGACCTCATGCTGGAACTCTCCGATGGCAGAGTGTATCAAGTCACGCAAGCCAGTCGCGGCGACGATATGGACATGGGGGAAACCCGGTTCATCACCGTGTACGGGAACCCGTATGGAAGGGACAGCATATGAGCTACCGGTTACAATTGTCCGCTGATTGGGCGCGCAAACTCTCCACCCAACAGTTGAACAAGGGCGGCGTGAAAATGATGACCGACATCCTCAAGATGGCACGTCAGAACGCTCCCGTACTCACCGGCGCTTTGCGTAACAGCGGACGCTTCCAACAACTTTCCACCGTAAAGTGGCGTATCACGTTCGGCAACAGTCGCGTGCCTTACGCGCGTATCCGCGAACACACGAACCGGTTGCACCCGAACACGGTACGCTACCTCCAGCGGGCTAGGAACACTGCCGCTAGCCGTGCTAAATCATATTTCAACCTAGGATAGGAGCGCCATCATGATTGATCTGGCTATGTGCATGACCCTCCAGAACGAGGGTTTCGGCACTTACGGAAAGACACTGTTCTTCGGCACCAGCCCAGTACTGGACACGGGTAGCGTCACAAACGCCGAGGGCATCTGGGTCAACGCGAACACCGTTGACATCAACGGTGACCTGTACACGGATCAGCTCACAGTCAGCAGCCGATACTTCGACGTGATCGAGCAAGGAAAGTTGATGCTCCGACTCCTGCACTTCGCCAACAATCGACTACATGACTATTGCCGACTGACCTGCAACCCCATAGCTGATATAGACTTTGTATCAATTCGCGTGCATCCGGCGACCGCCATCGATATGGACGCCATCGACGGGGAAGGCCGCTGGGTGAAAAGCATCCGTTTCAACGTGGATTACAAACTCGACCCGGCAACGGTAGAATAGGAACCGTCCATTAGTCGCGCGCGTGCAGTCCCGCCCGACGAAAGGACAATAAAATGGCTTCCTACCCCCTTATTGGCAAGAAGACAGTCTACATCGACGATATGGTGATCTCCCCCGACTACGTTCAGGATGAAGCTGGCACCATTACCCTGACTCCCGGCACTACCGAGGTGTCCTCGCAGTCCGGCACTATCAACGTACCGAATGGCTCATATGAGGAAATGAGTTTCGAGCTGAACATTATCTGTCCGAGCGTCCGCTACCTCGGTATGCTGTTTCCGGAACTGTACCATAATGCGAAGTTCAAGCGCGTTATCTCCGGTTCTCTGTCCGAGACGGGTCAGGTGCGTTTCGGCGGCACCGAATGTGTTTCCAACACTCCGCGTGACATCATTATCCATAACGTGTGCGATGGCCATTCATCAGCGCAGGACTTCCGTATCCCGCAGGCGCTAACCAGCGCGGGCGGCGAATTCACCGTGAGCCTGTCCGACCCGTTCGTGGTCACACTGTCCGGCTCGATGACTCCCGGTGCGAACGGTGCCGTCGTCATGGGCGAACTTGATCTGGATACCCCGTCGTACTACGACGAGGATTCCGGCACCATCAAGACGGAGAACGTTCAGGTCACCGCGCTTACCGCGTCCCCGGCGAACATCTCCGGCAGGGTCGGGGATCATGTGACTGTGAATGTGATGGCGTCTCCGAATGGTGCGACTGGTACCATCACCGCTACCGTAGGTGAAACCGGTAATGCTTCCGCTACTGACAACGGGGACGGAACTTGGGACATTCAGTTGAAGAAGCCCGGTACTGGTATCGTCACGTTCAAGAGCGGCAGCGTTCAGACCGTGGTTAACTTCAATGTCGCCAGTGCGTGAGCATAAGTAACGCCCGCTACCAGAACTGGATGGTAGCGGGCGCAATAGAGAAAAGATTCCGAAGGGGAATAATCCCATGATATCACACGAATGGAGCAACAATGACTACCCCTGTTTTGAGCATCGACACCCGAGAAGCGTTCCGCACCCTCACCGTGAAAATCGACGGCACCGTGTACACCATGCGCCCGCTTGGCTCGAAGGACATGCTCACGATCTTGGATAATGCGGAGACGATTGACAAGCTGAGCGCTGGCGTGGCGAACCGTGAGACTTTAGAAACCGCTGAAAAGATTATCTTCCCGATGGTCGAAAGCCTTATGAGTCCAGCTGATAAATTCTCCGTGTGGGCTGAACAGACCCGTAAGCGTAGCGACCTTGCCTATCAGCGTGCCATGACCGCGTTGTGCGGTCTGATGGCGAAGAACATCACCGTTGATGTCAAAGGCGAATAATGAAGTCGTGGGATAGCCTGCTTACTCCCGCCGAACGGGAGGCGATGAAGAATTACAAACAGAAGGAGGCGGCTCGCAAGCCGCTTCCGAGCGTTCATATCCTCGCCGAACTTGGTGACTTGTATGGGTGGCAGGCTATCCGCGACGTGCTGGAAAACAACGTGTCTCCTTCCCTGATGATGAACCTGCTCAGAGAGGGACGCCGTATCCGACGGCGGCGACTGGCGGAACAATACCTCATGACGTTCGATTGCATCTCCGCCGCGTTCAGCAAGAATGGCGACCGCAGGATTAACGCGATTATCGAAAAACTCGGAAAGGATGTGTGATGGCAGACTCGACACTGACTCTAGACGCCGAGATCAACACCGGCGATTGGAACGCTGGCGTAAAGGATATTCAATCGGGTAGCCGTCAGATCGAAGAGTCGGCGCGACATGCTGATGAATCGTTGGGTGACGTTGACAAGTCTGCTAGTAAGTCTTCCAGCGGGTTAGGGAAGTTCGGTGCCGCCGCCGGTGCCGTTGGCGGTCTTGTTTCCTCGGGTATCGGTATGGCTGTGGACGCCATCGGTGATCTTACCGGAGACATTATCGAAGCCTCCGACTCTGCGGACAAGTTCAAAAGCACGCTGAACTTCGCAGGACTGGATACGGGTACTATTGACGCGCTCACAGCCAGCACTCAGACTTACGCCGACCAGACTGTTTACAGCATCAGCGATATTCGCAACGTGACCGCACAGCTTGCCGCGAACGGAGTACAGGGCTTCGACAAACTAGCCGAAGCCGCTGGTAACTTGAACGCTGTCGCCGGTGGTAACGCTCAAACGTTCAGCTCGGTGGGCATGGTGCTTACGCAGACCGCTGGCGCGGGCAAGCTCACCACGGAAAACTGGAACCAGTTGGCCGACGCAATCCCCGGTGCATCCGGCAAACTTCAGGAGGCGATGCTGAAGAACGGGGCTTACACTGGGAACTTCCGCGACGCGATGGAGAAAGGCGAGATCAGCGCGGAGGAATTCAACCAAGCCATAATGGACTTGGGTATGACGGACGCCGCGAAGGAAGCCGCTACCAGCACCAGCACCATTGAAGGTGCGATGGGTAATCTGGAAGCGTCCGTGGTTGGTGTGGGTACGACGATTCTTGACCAGTTCAAAGGCCCGTTGACTTCGGGCATTAGCATGTTGGCGCAGAGAATCAGCGGACTTAGCGGCGTGTTTACGGGACTAGTGCAGACTATCGGCCCGATTCTCTCACAAATTGGCACAACGTTCCAGACAGCGTTTCAACCAGTTGTGGGAATGGTGCAATCTCAGTTGCTTCCGGCATTTAAGCCGCTTATGAGTGCCTTACAGAATATCGGCAATGCTATCATGCCTGCAATCCAGCCCATCGCATCAGGGTTAGCTACCGTGGCGAGCATCATCGTGCAAACTATGAGTGTCATCTCAACTGCCGTAACGCCGGTGATTAATAACATCGCCTCGTCGATTCAGACGGTGCTTCCGGCACTCCAGCCGCTAATGAGTGCTTTGCAGAATCTCGGCAATGCCATCATGCCTATTATCACGGCCGCAATCCAGACCATTGCACCAGTGTTGTCTACCATAGTGAGCAACATCGGGCAAACTATGAGTGTTATTGCGACTGCGGTAACGCCGGTGATTAATAACATCGCTGCGTTGATTCAGACGGTGCTTCCGGTAATCCAGTCAGCGTTTCAATCGTGGGGTTCAACGATTCAGGGTGTCATTAACGCGGTTTTCCCATTCATCCAAACGATTGTCACATCCGTTATGAACGTTGTCAACGCGATAATCAGCACCGTATTGGCCGCGATTAACGGTGATTGGTCTGGAGTGTGGGAAGGTATCCAGAATATCGTTTCCAGTGTTTGGAACGGTATCCAAAGTATCGTTTCCGGTGCCATCAATGCAGTGTCAGGCGTCATCTCAAGCGTGCTGAGCGGTATCAGCGGTATTTTCAGCAGTGTGTGGAACGGCATCAAGGGCGCGGTAAGCAGTGCGTGGAGTGGCATCACCAGTGCTGTCAGCAGTGGTGTAAGTTCGATGATGAATTTCATCACCAGTATCCCGAGCCGTATTATGGGCGTGTTTAGCGGAGCTGGATCATGGTTGCTGAGCGCCGGACAGAACATTATTCAAGGCTTGATTAACGGCATCACGAACGCCATCGGCGGTGCCATCTCAGCAGTCAAAGACGCTGTTGGCGGTATCATCGATGGGGCTAAGAGCCTGCTGGGTATCGCGTCCCCGTCTAAGGTGTTCGACCGTGAGATAGGTCGGATGATTCCTGCTGGTCTTGGACGTGGCGTATCGGAGAACGAGCGTGCGGCCACTCGTCCGGTGGAAGACATGGTTAATTCTCTTCTACCGTCGTCCATTGTGACGCCCATGCCGGTAGTGTCTAGCCCGGTGCCCATGAACGCGAATAGTGGCCCGCGTGTGAGCGCGCCTATCACGGTGAACGCGCTTGACCCGAACGCGGCCGCTCAAGAGACTGTGAGGGTGATTAATTTCCATTACGTGTGACAAGCCGCGCGGGTAGACTGAGGGTATGGCTATCTTTACCCTTGACCCGCGCGACGTTCGTCTGACCCTGAACGGTTTCCCCTTGTATGGGACTGACTCGTATGGGTGTGAGTGGCACGTAACGTTTCAGAACGTTTCGGGATTGTTCGACGGTGTTGGTTCGACCTTGCAGACCAAGGACAAAGCGTGGTCGGATGGTTGGTTTAGCAATATTCCAGTGGCTCAGGGTCGCTCGATCAGTGTCGAGGGTCATATTATCGGCAAATGCACGGAAAACTGCATCAACGCTTGGGATGCGTTTAAACGTTCGTTTAATATCACCAGTCAGTCGCTTGTCGTGGAGTTGGGGGACATCAGCCGTCAGGTGCAGGTCATGCAGTCGTCTTCCGCTCCGCTGGTGGAGTGGGCTGGTGTGAACATTCTCAAATTCAGTATCGGGTTGACCGCTTTGGACTCGTATCTTTACGATACGCAGTCAGTGAGAGGGAAAACCGGGTTGCCGCACACTCAGGGCGGTATGATGTTCCCTTATCATTTCGAGGACATCGATACTGGCAGTGAATCAACGTGGGTGTGGTCTGAAACAATCGTGTCGGGTAGCGTGCGCCTTACTAACACGGGTAGTGCTCCGAGTCCGGTGACGATTCGTATCGATGGGCCTGTGGTCAATCCGCAGGTTGAGCATAGTCCGAGTGGACATATCATGGCGTTCGATCTCAGTTTGGGTGAGGGTCATTACATTCTTATCAACGGTGCCTCGCATGATGTTCTTATCGATGGCACCGATCCGGCACGTGGCAGTGTGACCAGACGAGAATGGAGTTACGCGGATGTCGGGGAGAATATTTGGATGTTCAGCGCCGAGGAACCATCTGATAACGCACGGATGACGGTCACGTTCAACCCGGCTTACATCTAAGGAGGTGTCGGATGTCTTTTATTTCTAACCGATTGCCGCAGTCGAACGGCTTATACTCTGATACGGCGCGTGTGCTGTGGCAGCGTTCCGGATTGCAGTTCGTCGCCGTCACGTTGAACGACGGCACGGTGATAGCCGAACTCCCCGACCTGCAATTAACTCACTTGACGTACCGTTTCGAGGAAACGACCAGCGAAACGGCCACGTTCCCGTGGCGCAACGCTCCACGAAACTGGGATGAAGCCACCACCCCATATCAGGCCGCCATACTTCTGGTGCGCGAATCCACTGTGTTGTGGGGCGGTATCGTGGTCAAACGCGAGCGTGCAATGCGCGGAGACGGATTAACACTGACGTTGGCAACCGTCGAACACTACCTCGATAACGTGTACGTACAGGATCATACGTATACGAATCGTGACCAGTGCGATATCGTGGAAGACCTCGTAACCACCACGCTTAAAAACCACCGTTTCAATCTCGTTGTCGAAGCGTCCCCGAGTAGCGTCAAACGTGACCGCACGTATGAGGCGGAAAGCGACAAGACCCTGCTAAGCGTGCTTCAAGAGCTTGCCAACGTGCTGAACGGGCCGGAATGGTGTACATCATGGCGTGCCATCAACGACGGGCATTATGAACCTGTGATGACGGTCGCCGACCATATCGGCTCCACCACGCCAAGCACGACGTTCGATGAAAGCGTTATGACCACGTTCAACCTGTTGGAGGATTACACGAACGGGTACGGTGCTAACGCGGTAATGGCTGTGAGTACGGCTGACGCTGGAGACCGTCCGCAATCCGATTGGATGATCGCAAACCAACCTAACAGGCCCATGCTGGAATATGTGTTCCAACCGTCCACCAGTATCACGAACAAGAGTACGCTGAACGAACACGCCAAGTCCTCGTTGTTGCAGATGCAGAACGGTACCCAGACCATCACTATGGGCTTGAGTCTGCTTTCCGCTCCGATGGTGTATGAGGAATGGAAGCCGGGCGACCTCATATCGTGGACAGTGGAAGAAGACGCCGAGCATTTCCCCGACCATAATCACGGTACCGCCCGTATCATCGGGTACGAGATAGATTTCAGTCAGGCGTGGACCATCACACCTACATTGCAGCAGGAGAACGATAATGCCGAGCAAATTCAAATTCAGTCTAGATAGCGCGGACGCTACAGCACGCCAGTTCTCGGACATCAAACGCCAGTTGCAGGAACTGCCGCCGAGTATTGTCAACAGCGTTAAACCTATGGTCGACCGGATCACGGAGATGTATGAGGAAGTGCAGACGCTGACGAACAATCTTGACCAGCGTGTGCAGGAAAGTATCACTCGCAACAGCTATACCCGTGCCGAGATTGACGTTAAAACTCAGACGTGGAACTGGGGTGTATTGAATCCCAATCGTGGTGGTACTGGTATCGCCAACGCTTATAACAATGTGTTTGCGTCAGGCTCTTGGCGCGCGGTGTGGGTGTTGTCTGACGGTACTATGGGCACGGCTCAGTCGATTCGTGCAGTGAAGACCGATATCGTGGACGCGGACGACTACATTCCCGTTGCCGCTCTCCGCAAGGTGAAGTGGTGCATATATCGGATGAAGGATGATAAGAACCTGAATCTTGATGACGCGCAGCCGTTGGTCGGCATGATCGCCGACGATCTGGATGAAAACGGATTGGGGTTCTTCTGCGAATACGATGAAGACGGCACGCTGGTAGGTATCAACTACCCCATGCTTGGTGTGGCGGCGCTCCGACTCGCTCAACAGGTAGCGGATGAATTGGACGCGCTCAAAGCTAAGGTTGATGCTCTATCCACTGACAAAGATAAAATGGTCGTAGACGATTCGGAGGAATGATTATGGCTATCATCATGCACCCGCTTACCGCGAAAAACGGTTCCCCGGAGTATACGGCGGACGATTACAGGCATGCCATTAACCCTCTATTAGTACCGTCCGATGGTACTGCGTTCAACGGTTTGTCTGGCATCCGTTACGGTTCCCCGAGTCCTCTGGTCACGGTGAGCGGCCTGACTGTTACGGTCAAGCCTCATTGCGGTACCATCAGCCCGTGGGATGGGCTCGGAGCGTACACTTACGCCATTACCACCAATACGACCGTGCAACTGGCGGACTCCACCAACAGTTACAAGATCGCGGTTACGGTGGAAGACCCTTCGCAGTCTCACGGTACTACTCCGCGCGGCCAGCTCAAGGTGTTCACGGCTGGTACCCCTGACTCGAATATCAACGGTCTTGTAATCGCTGAGATTAACGCCGGTGTCGCGTCTGATGTGGCTCCGATGATTCGTAACAGCGCTATCCTGATGGCGCGTGATCTTGAACAGCTTAACACTATTGCCGCGATGGATGGGCAGGAGGCTGTGACTATTGCCGAGAATGCTCATTATGTGTGGGCGGAGGGCCAGTGGGTTGCCTCGTATTACTATCAACATTGGACTAATTGGGATTTGTTTATCAATTATTTGGCGCGTATTGTCCGCGTCGAATGCAATGGCGCGAAAACTGGCTCAGGCTCGTGGGATACTATAAATGCTCCGTTCAAGGTTCCAGATAAATGCGTTCCAAAAAGAAGGTTAAACACTTCAGTGGTTGTCCAGAACGGAGGTTCCACTACGAAAATGTTATCTGTTACCGCAGATGGGACTGTTTCGTTGTCTAATCAGGGCGGGGCAGGTTCGGCGAATTCTTGTTTGGGTGGGATAACGTATATTTACTAGTCAATCTTTCCTGTTTTCAGTTAGATTCTACACAGTTGTATGTGAGGCATTCTGCTACCACATACAACGTCGGGGCATGGAGTACTGCCGCGTTTTCGTACATTATCAAGTGACAGTTAGTTTTCGCCTGCTAAGTCTTCAAGCGATGCAATACGGTCGCGTAGATCATCGGGCAACGACGGTTTAGGATGATTCTCCAAAAATTCAGGTTCGATAATCTCGCAGAACTTGGACAGCCAATGCCCCAACGCGCGAATATAACCAGTCTCAAGATCGATCGTGTACTGCATCTCATCACGATTCTTGATCAAAGCGCTTATTTTCTGGTCTTGCGCGTCTATCTGCCGTTTCATGTCCCCTTGCGCTGAGACTAGTGCCTGATATGCGCTGGTGAGGTCTGAACGACGGTGGGCTAACCATGTTATGAATCCTCCGAGGGCCACGCCGACTACGCCGATGATTGCAGTGAGAATATCAGTCATAGTCTCTATTTTAGACCGTGCCGAGAATGCTCATTATGTCAGGAATGGCGGGACGTGGAAGCTGAAACGTAAGACGATTACGTTCGGCAGTGTCGGGAAAAACACAGTCGTGGGCACCGTGCCGAATGTCGGCAATATCAGCCACGCATACGGAATGGTGTTGCTTGGTTCAGGCAGTACAGTACCACTGACGTTCTTCCACCCGGACTACCCGAATCGCGCGGCATCGTTCAGCATCAACGCATCTGGCCAGATTTTCATTCTGTACGGTTCCGAAAACACGTTGCAGAGAGGGCGCATCACAATTTGCTGGGAGTATTAGACATCATGCTTGATTGGATACGTGATGCCAGCGGATAGGGAAACCGAATTACCGTATCCGCTGAACGAAACCAACAGACCTTGCGAAGACACCAAGCAATAACCATACGAAACGACCTGAAGACCAACGCGACCCACTAATGTCCCGTAACACTCAAAATAAGGTGTTGCAGGTTTGTAATCTTGTATATATGCATTGAAAGCCCCAGTGGAACCCTGATATGTGCGATTCGCGCTAATCGTGCAAAACCCGTTTCTAACACACTCGGTTATAGACCATCCGCCATGTGAACTGGTTTTCGACGCATCTGAAACCCACGTCCCGCCATTCCTGACATAATGAGCATTATCGGCCATAATAATATCGATTCGTTCGATGATAAGATGATCTTATGAGACGTTTCAAACGGTGCATGATCATTATCATGTCGCTCTTCGTCGTCTCGTTGATAGTCCACGTTCTGATGACGGCCTACGCCGTTTTATGAATGGCGTGGCTGTTCTTCTACACAATCAATCTATAGGAGGAATTTCGATGGCTTTGAACGGTATCGACATCAGCAATTGGCAGGCTGGTATAGACCTGTCTGCCGTACCGTGTGATTTCGTCATCAGCAAGGCGACGGAGGGATGCTGGTACGTGTCCCCGGATTGTGCTCGACAGGTGGAACAGGCGTTGAGTCTGGGAAAGTGTGTGGGCGTATACCATTACGCCAACGGCGGTAACGCCGTTTCCGAAGCTGACTTTTTTGTGAACAATTGCGCGAATTGGGTCGGTAAGGTCGTATGGTGCTTGGATTGGGAGGCGCAGGGTAATGGACTGTTCGGGTCTGGCGCGTCTGCTCAGCAGTGGATTAGGTCGTTCTGTGATCGCGTGTACGAGCGTACAGGCTCCCAGCCTATCGTCTACGTGGGAGCGTCCATGCTTAACGATGCTCAGAATATTGGAGATCGTGGATTGTGGGTGGCTCAGTACGCGAATATGGACGCTACTGGATATCAGGATACGCCGTGGAACGAGGGCGCGTATGCGTGCGCGATTCGCCAGTATTCGGGCAATGGTCGTCTGCCCGGATATTCAGGCAGTCTTGACCTTGACAAGTTCTATGGTGATGTGGACGCTTGGAACGCGTATAAGGCGGGTCATTCGAGTGTGACCAACGTGCCGACTCCTTCCGCTCCTGCTCCGTCTACTCCCGCGTCTGGCACCTATACGGTGCGCTCTGGGGACACGCTGAGTGGTATTGCGTCGATGTATGGGACTAGCTGGCAGGTTCTGGCGCAGATTAATAATCTGTCTGACCCGAATCTGATTTATCCGGGTCAGGTGCTGAATATCAATGGTACTGCCAATACTGTTCAGTCCGGTAGCGGCACGTATACGGTGCAGTCGGGGGACACACTGAGCGGTATCGCCGCCAAGTTCGGGACTTCGTGGCAGACCATCCAGCAGCTTAACGGCATTGCCGACCCTAATCTGATTTATCCGGGTCAGGTGCTGAAACTGCCGGGCGGCGCACCGTCACCGTCCGTTACAACGTACACTATCCAGCCCGGTGACACATTGAGTGGTATCGCCGCCCAGTACGGTACCAGTGTTTCCAATCTGGTGGCGTTGAACGGTATCGCCAACCCTGATGTGATCTACGCGGGCCAGACAATCCGCATCAAGTAGCCTATTTAGGAGGTTTGTTATGATCATTAATACTGGTGAGCCGACCACTGAAACAGTGGTCACCAATGAGATGCCGGACGGTAATGATAATTACGTGCCGACGTTCAACGCCGCGACTCGTAAGTGGGCGTATCTGGTTTCCGGTCTGGTTGGTATCGCCGGTGCGGTGCTGAGTTTCGTGAGCGCCGTGCCGGACGTGCCGTCGTGGGTGGCTGTGCTGGGTGGCGCTTGCGCTCTGGTCGGCTCCGGCGTGGCTGGAATGTTCGGCGTCCACTACGTGGGCATCTCCAAGTGAGGTAATGATGACAATCGCATTGCTTGAAGTCAATCAAGCAATCATGCAAGGAGCATAACCAATGTTCGAAACATTCCAAACCATCATCAACGCCGGAGGCTATGACCTCGCTGACCTCACCGAGCGCATCAAGACCATGTACGTGATGGGCGAACTCACCGAGGAGGAGATGAAGCAACTTCTCGAATCCGCTCAGGCCAACGCCAAGCCCGACGATTCCTATGCCCCATTGGCCGACCGTGTGAAGGCCATCGAGGAATGGGAGACGACCATCGAGGAGCGTTTGAGCAAGCTAGAATCCGGCTTATCGACCGACCCCGGCGAACCCGAGGAACCGGCCGACGAGTGGCCGGAATACAAGCAGCCTACCGGCGCGCACGACGCCTATCACGTGGGCGACAAAATCACCTACAACGGGAAACACTACACGTGCATCTACGACGGTTGCGTGTGGACCCCGGACGCTTACCCGCAGGGATGGCGTAAGGAAGAGTGAGCTACATCTACACTGGCATCTCTAAGTGATATACTGTGATTGCTCCTTTCGAGCGATGGTGTGATGACCAATTAAATTAGCCCGGCACTGGTCTTGACAACTGGTGCCGGGCAATTCTTTTTTCTCAGTTGTTCAAGAGGAATTCTCGATTTCGGTATTCGCTGAACACTGGAACGTCTTCTGGGTGATCGTTGTAGGCGCTGACCAGCCAGCCCTTCGCGTATGATTCCTTGGGGTGGGCGTGGATGCGTGCGTGGCATCCCATAGTACCCGAGCCGCAGACGGTAATCAGGTTGCTGGGCAGGTTTAATCCTTCCCAAGCGTGTGAGCGCATACGCCGGTGATGAAGATTAAAAGCGGAGGCGCTTAATGTTCTCCCGCAGATGAAGCATCTGCCGTGGTCTCGGTGGAACACTTTCATACGGGTTTCGATATCAGGGTCTGTTTTGCTCACTCGGATACTCCTTCGCAGTGGAAGAAGTACATGGTTACAGGGGCGGTTAGTTTGAAGAAATATTGTCTATCGGTGTCTGTCTTGCATTCGTGAATGGACGTGATCTTAACGCCCTCAACGCTGCCCAGAACGTCGTAGAGCTTGAGGAACGCTCTGGCGTCTTTAATCCCGATTTGTCCGAACGTGAGTTCCTGCCCGAGTCCTTGGGTGTCGATGATTTCTTGTGCTTGTGGGGTTTTCTGTAAGAGGTTGATGATCGAGGTCAGATAGTTGATGGTGTTCATTGTTGCTCCTTTGGTGTGATGATTGGATTAATGGTGCAGGTTTTCTAGACTATGTTCTAGTCTTTGGTCAGGATGTCATAGCCAAGGTGTTCGGCCAACCGCAACCGGTATTGCTTTTGCGGTTTACGGCGTCCGTTTTCCCACATGGCTATTACGTTTGGGCTGGCGACGCCGATTCGTTCGGCTAGTTCCGCCTGTGAATATCCGTGGCGTAGACGCCAGTATTTGATGCACTGGCCGATGGTCACCCTGTC